GCTACTTGTGTCCAATCACAGTCTTTTAGTTTTTCACCACGAATTTGACGCACAGATTTAGCCTGTGATTCATTTTGTGAATCTTGATCTGCTTGACTTAAAGTCTGAACAGCCCATCCCAATGTCCAAACATTGTTAATTAAAGTAGGTGCTGAATTTTTAACAATTTTTTGCGTTTTATTGTCAAATGATGGCTCATCTGTTTCTGAAATACGCACTAATTCATTGCCATCTAAATTGGCTTCTGTTCCAGAATACATTGACAACAAGTCTGTTTGAGCAAACTTAGTATAAGGATTCTTTTGAACCAAAGTGTCGTAATCATAGGGAAAAGTGACTACAGCACCATTTTTTACTTCTGCGAACATATTTTTTCTCCAATCGTAATAGTCGATGTTTCTTTGTCTACTGTAATAACTCCTTCACAGCAGATACTCCAATCTTCACCTGTCTTTGCACCCCAAGATGGCACATTAATTTGAACATTTTTAACAACATATTCTTTGTTATTATCAAATATACGCCATACATGGTCAATAGATCCACGGCCTACTTGACCACGGGTTTTATTAAATCGGACGCAAATCATACAATTTCTACATTGCAAACAGGTGCATCTTCAACGCAAACATTAAAATGAATGAATTGAAATGGCTCATCAGATTCATGTCTTGTAAATCCATGTGGCAACCAAGAGTTAAAAAACATAAAATCACCAGGCTTAACCTCTAATATTATTTGTTCTGATGCGTACGTAATTTGCTCTTGATTTGCTTGCCTCATTGAAATTTGTTTTTTACCTGGTCTGGGGTCAAACACCATTGGCATACTTCCATTGTCAGGTGTGTTGATGAAATAAAATCCAGTAATCTGCATTCCATCCCCATGTATATGCTCAATATGCTGACCAGTACGCATAAACTCTTGACCCCATAATTCAGCAACTCTTGTTTGCTTATTGGTCATGTTATAACCTTGGTCTAATAACATATCAAAACTTGTAACAGCAATGGTATTAAATAACTTTTGCAGTCTGTCATCAAATATTGATTCACTTTGACAGACATTCCATTGATTTGGCTTTACACGGGCAATGTATTGCGACAAAACATCTTTGGCATCTTCCAAATGTTCTGGTTGTGAAAACCTTAAAACAGACGATGAAAAAAGTAATTCAACCATTAATAAGCATTCTGTTGTTTGTCAACAAAGACATTTTGTCTTTATCAACACTAATTTTTTGGACAATATCTGTAATAAAAGGTACAAGTTTTACTTCAAAATCTGGATGGTTACGCATAGCATTTAACTGATCTTCAGGAATGGTTCCTTTAGACAATAAAAAGTTTTCTGTGCGTCTTTGAAACTCTAATAGCCATTCTTCACGCTGTGCTGCCTGTGCTGCTTCCAAAATTGGGAGATGAGCATATTTTCTTTGTGGCTCTAATTCCAACATGATAGATTCAATGGTTGCAATTTCTTGTTCTGCACCAAGAATGGCAATTTCTAACAAGCCTTCACCACTTTCCCATTCAATTAAATCTGCCTGTGCATTAAGCTGTTTAACAGGGTCTGTAGATTTAATGGCTTCATCAATTTCTATGCGTTTGGCTTTGCGTCTAAGTGTTCTTGCTTTTGTGCTTTCAAGTTTTAATTGAATGTCTAATTTCTGCTCATACATCAAGCACCAAGCAATGTCTGCCGTATGGCAATCATTTGCTATGAAATAACGTAATTGAAAATCAGAGTTATTGCGGTGAGGTGATGAATGCATAATTTTATGTTGGTGTATTTACGCAAACTGCCCAAGACGTTGCTGAACCATAACTAGAACTTGAACTTGATGATGCCACTCCAGAAGAAGTAGAAGTACAACAAGCATAGGTGTATTTGTTACGACAAGCCGTAGCACCACTACAATAATTCAATCCTAAAGCAAAAATTCCTCTAGTTGAATTACCCGTAGCAGCGCCTTGCGCTCTAGCAGCACTTGCTGTGCCTACGCCAGATGCAGTAGATGTATCAGAAGAATAAGTGTATTTATTACGAGTAGAAGATTGAACAATTGGATTACTACTTGTTAACCCCAAAGCAAAAATTCCTCTAGTTGAGTTACCCGCTGCAGATCCACCTTGAGATCCAGCACTTGAAGCGGCAACGCCACTTGCAGTAGATGAGCAAGAAGCATAAGTAAATTTATTACGAGTAGTAAGCGCACCACAAGAACTTCCACCTAGTGCAAATATACCTCTAGTTGAATTTCCAACAGCAGACCCGTTTGAAGAAGACGTACTTGCTGTTCCTACGCCACATTCAACTGATGTATCACAAGCATAGGTATATTTGTTACGAAAAGTAGTATAGCAACTTGTTGTTTCCGCTAAAGCAAATATCCCTCTTGTTGAATTACCAGTAGCAGAACCTCTTTGAGCCGATCTACTGGCTGTAGCTACACCACAAGCTGTTGAGGTACAAGAAGCATAAGTGTATTTGTTGCGGATATTTGTTCTGCCAGAAGAAATATTGCCTAAAGAAATAATGCCTCTAGTGGAATTGCCCGCAGCAGATTGGAATCTTGAAGCCGCACTAGCTGAAGCTACCCCTGAAGAAGTAGAAGAACAACTTGCATAGGTGTATTTGTTACGGGTAGCACTACGACCAGCATTGTCGCACCCCATTGAAAAAATACCTCTAGTTCCATCCGCACCTTCACTTGCTAAAAACAAACCAAATCCTTGAGCAGATGCAGAACCTTTTGTTGAGATTAGCGACATGGTTTAACCTTTTAAGCAAACTTTGTTTGTGAAGCAAACACAGTAAATGTAGCACTATCAGTTTTTACAATTGTGTAAACATAAGAATCAATAGAAGAAGCATTACCAGCCGTAGGTGCTGTTCCACCTTGCCATTTTGGAGTAATAGAAGACCCATCAACTTGAACAGCAGTATTACGATAAGCAGTTCCACCCTGAGTTACTAAAAAAGCTACAGTCATAGACTGGCCTGTACTCATTGCAGTATCTAAAGAAGTACCACTTGATGCTCTAAAGTTAACAGTCCAATTTCCAGTTGCATTACTTGTGTAATAAACAACAGATTGAGTTGTAATATCGTAATCAATTGTTCCAGTTGCTGCCGTAGCAGAAACAGTAGCGACTTCAGCAGCATCATTTAAAATCATTCCAATAGCGGATGATGAACCTGCAAAAGTTTTTGTTCCTGTAAATGTTTGAGCGCCAGCAAGTGTTACATCACCAGATGCTGCAGCAGTAAAACTCAATGTCCCAGAACCATTTGTCTTAATAATTTGGTTGGCTGATCCATCACTTGTTGGCAATGTAAATGCTGTTACAAAGCTTTGCAAGTTTGCATCGTATGCTAATACATCTGTGCCAATAGCCACGCCAAGCGCAGTTCTAGCGGCAGAAGCAGTAGCACCACCAGTACCACCTTTGGTGACTTTTAGTACTGGACCAGCATCAAACAATGCATCAATAGAGTCCAGATCAGTATTGATCTTTGTACCCCATGTATCTGTGGATGCGCCAACTTCTGGCTTAGTTAAGCCTAGATTTGTGGTGGTTGTATCTGCCATGTTTTACCCCTAATAGTCTGAACTTTATACAGAAACTTTTGTCCACGTTTCGGACACATCTGCTTCTGTTTCCCATTTCTTTCTAGCATTAATCACAACACTAGAAGTATCAATAAGTATTGCCTCAAAAGGACGCTTGCGGTTATACAAAATATCTAAAACACTTGTTGAAATAATATCAACATTACCAACTGCATCCAATCCACCTGCTGCCGTCATTACAGATGCATCAATAATTTCAAGTGAAGAATTTGCAATCTTTAATGCACCTACAGATACTGTGCTAGTTGAGCTTATCTCAAACTGAGCATCTTTTATTCTCTCACCACTAACAGCTACAGTAGAGGCATCAACTATTGCAAGCGAACCTAAGTACGCTCCATAGGAGTATCTGCCTCCACTATAATCGCCACGCCCGTAAGCAGCCATATTAGCTCAATGTAATTGTCAAGCTATTAGCAGGAATGCGGAAAATGTCGCCATCATTAATTGCTTTTGCAGTAGTCAATGGCGCCCAAGCAAGCAAAGTCCCACCAGTTGAAGCAGAGTAAATACCTGCCCAACCAATTGTCCCCCAATTACCGCCAGTAGCCGCACCAAACTCAATTGCGGCAGCGTTAGTAAAAGTTGTTGCTGTACCGCTACCAGAAATAGTTCCTGTAGCTACACGGGCATAACCACTACCTGTTACTTCTGTGCCACCACCAGTATCACTAGGTGCAGCAGTAAAAAGACCTACAAACCAAGCAGTAGGACGAGTAGCAGAACTACCCGTGAACAACCAGGTAAGAACTAGATTTTCTGTAAAGTCTGTAAAAGAAGCCATTTTTTATCCCAAAGTACGGGCACGAACAAGTGGAGTTGAAGAAACAGAAGCCCTTTCATCTGCTACCTCAATGTCGCCCAAGGAGTTGACATACATCTGACTCCATACTGGTAGACGTTCATCGTCTTTCAAATATGGTGTAGCCTCTATTAGCGCACCATATAGGTACAAGTCTGGGGCATAAGCTAAAAGCCAGTTGCTTGTGTTTGAATCACTCAACGCAGGAATCTTAGCATAATATGTAAGTTCTGCGCTATATGTTGTATCTGGAGTAGGAATAAATTCTAACTGAGAGCCAGTAATTGTGTAATAAACTGGCGTTCCAACAGTAGTATATCTAGTAGCCTTTAATTCATCCCCTTGAGCTTCAGTTACAAACTTAAGCCTTGTTATAGGGTTTGTGTTTAATTGAAACTCTTTGGCCTCTAGCCAATCAGAAGGATAAGCAAAAAATGCAGTTTCAATCTGACCTTCAGCCCTAGTAACCATCTG